GATATGGGCGCCAGATCAGAAATTTGCAGAAGAGGTTATCGAGGAATGTGCAGCATTCCCTAATGGCGATTACGACGATCTTGTGGATTCTACAACACAAGCTATCATGCGCTTCAGGCAGGGCGGATTGATAACTCACCCTGAAGATTACATAGACGAGAAAAAAGACCCTAGACCGAAGAGGTATTACTAATGAAATTTATTTTAATGGGTTTACTAAAAAGATTTAGAAGAGAATATGGCCGTGAACCTAATTTTTCAGAACTTACCAACATGGGTAAGATGGCTAAAGAAATAGAGAATGCAGAAAAAGTAATACCATTTCCAACAGAGAGAATTACAGATCCCTTTAAACCAAGACCAGGCGATGAGTCTAGTAGACTAGCAAGAGAACTAGAAGAACTTACCAACAAAAATTTAAAAGACAGAGGTTTACCTGAACTTAAATTAGGACAAGCTCCTAAAACCACAAAGACAAAAGAACCTGTAGATCAAAAATTAATTATGCAAGAAACCGAAAAAGAAACATTAGCTAGAATGAGAAAAGAAAATCAAGACGCTATTAAAAGATTTAAAGAAAAAATGGATAAGAAGAACAAAGATCCAAATGATCTTTCGGGAGGTGGCCTAGCTGGTTTTGCTGGTAATCAAATGGAGATGAATGATCCTATGTTAGCAGATGAAACAGGAGTTATGAATCTTAAAAGAGGTGGACGTATTGGTTTTAAAAAAGGTGGTATCGATTTAGCTAGAAGAGCTTTTGTAAAACTAATGGGTATGACAGGCGCAGGATTAGGTGCACTTAAATTAGGATTACTAGGTGGTAAATCTAAAATTGCAACCAAGACTGCTGAAAGCATAATTAAAAACCCTGCACAAGGAATGCCAGAGTGGTTTCCTAAACTTGTAGAAAAAGTTTTAGATGAAGGAACAGACATAACGAAACAAGCTGGTGAAATAGAAAGACAGATTGTTAAAGAAGTTGATTTAGGAGACGGAGAAAAAATTACAGTTTTTAAAAATTTAGACACGGATGATGTGAGAGTTAATTATGATTCTCCTGCTAACGTGGCTGAAGAAAATGTTATGTTAGAATATAGAGCGGGTAGAGTTATCGAAGAAGGAAAAGCTAGAGGTAAAAAAACACAACCAGAGTTTGAAGCTGTTGAGACAGAACCACGTGTGGTAAACATGGATGGTGATATAGAATTTGATGGTGAGAATTTGGTTACAGATCTTGATGAGCTAACATCTGACACAAGTAAACTTAAACAATACGCAACAGGCAAAAACCCTACGATGAAAGAGATTGTGAAAAGTAAACAGAAGAGAGATGCTGCTGATCAATTAAATAAATCTCAAGAAGCACAGATAGATTATATAGATCAAAGGGGTGGCTTTAGAGATCCTGATCCTGAAGATTTTATTGACGACATAGATGAACTTAGATCTGGTGGACTTGCTGGTCTATTAGGAGAGTAATGAAAGTTAAAAATTATAGCGACATGATGATGTATCTGACTCGTCCAGATATTATGCCAGAGGATTTAGAGATCATGAATCTTGCCGATGGTGGACGGATTGGGTTTGAAAAAGGTGGTATACCAAAAGGTTATATTAATTTATCTCAACTAGGAGAAAAAGTTGGACTACCAGAAAGAATTGTAACTAATCCTGAAACTGGGAGAAAAAGATCTTTAGGTGGTTTAAGACAAAGAATAATAGACACCTTAACACGAACACCCTCTGCTGAAAGAGGAAATTTAAAAACTAAAGATTTTATAAATAATGTTTTAGTAAAAGAACTTGATTTAAAAAAAATAGATTTAGGTCAAGGTCAACCAACGTATATTATTAAAGACCCAAAAGTTAAACAATTAGATACACTAAAAGAATATTTTTTACGTAAAGGATCTAAATATGGAATAACTCAAGAAACTGTTGTGAACATGAAAAAATTTTATAACGATCCAACATTAAGAAAATATATTAGAAAAGGAGAATTTATTCCTGATAATATTTTAGAGGCAAGGGGTATTGGAAAAAATCAAGCTGCTAATGTTACTTTTAGATTAGCACAACATTTAAATGGAAAAAAATTTGCAAACGTTAATGTAGATTTACCTGTTAATAAATCTCTCGCTAAAAAAATATTTAAACAAATAGAAAAAGCTCCTTTCGGAAACCCGTATCAACTTACAGCATACAAAGAAGCACAAAATATTATTACAAATGAACTAGGCTCTGAATATTTTGACAGGACTAATTTAGAATCAATGAAAAGAGAAGCTAGAAAAATTTTAAACAGAGAAGGTGTTCCTACTTTTGATCCAACAGTAAAAGGCACTAGTGGTTTTAATGTAAATGAAATCATAGGTATTAAAACAGGGGCAAGAGTAAAAGGATTAGCTCCTTATTCTCAATTCATAAATATAATGGAAGGCAAATTAAACACTGCTCAATACGCAAATTTCGTGAGACAGTTTGAAAAGTTTAATAACAGAATGCAGACAGAAAATAAATCTGACGTTATTAAAGATTATAATAAATATAGAAAAACATTTTTAAAAAATAATCCCAATGTTAAAGATGTAGATGTTCCTAAATTTTCTCTTCAATCTCCAGAAAAAATTTATGGGAAAAATAGAATTAATGAATTAGCAAAAGAGGGTTTAGATATTAATAAATCTTATGACGATATAGGTTACACTGTTGATGTTGGTAAAAAAACTAGAACGTTAAAAGAATTTATAACTGATCCTAAAAAAATAGCACGTTTAAAAAAATTTGGTAAAGTAGGAACTGGCATTGCAGCAGCTGCAGCTTTACCTTCAGTGGTGGCCGCATCACCTTTGAGTGCAGAAGAAGCGGTAGCTGCAGAAGGAGCTCCAGCACCATTAAGTCTAACACCAATAGATACTCCAGTAGCAGCAGGCACAGGCGCGGCGGCTGTTGGAACAAAAACAGGTAGATCACTTTTAGGAAAAGCTTTTAGAGCTGTGGGAACTCCATTTGCAGGAGCAACTTTGGCTGGCACACAAATAGCTAGTAATATAAACAAAGGTGAAAACATTGCAGATGCAGTTATTGATCCAATCGTTGGTTTAGAATTATCTTTTCCAGGATTATTTAGAGAAAACATATCTAAAATTACTAGCAACCCAAGAGTTCAACAATTATTAACTCTAGGTAGGTTTGGCAGAGCTTTAACTCCAGTTGGTTTAGGAATTACTGCTGCTGGAGCTGGTGTTGATTTAGCTAAATTTACTAAAGATAGAATAAATCAATTAAGATCTATGAGTCCAGAGGATAGACAGAAACTTCAAGAACAAAGCGATGCTTTTGCTTTCAATGAGTTTTCTGCAGCTGGTGGAGGAATAGCTAAATTAGCTGGTAAAAGATCAGGGCCAGCACCAGAATCAGGACCTACGCCACAAGGCTTGGATTTTTTAATGAAACGTGTTAGATAAATGATGGAGTATTAAATGGCAGATATAGATAAAGGACTCCCAAGTAATGTTCGTACCGAAATAAAAGTTCCTGGCTCGGAAGAGGTCGAAGTTAAAGAGGAGATCAAAGAAAAATTACCAGTAGAGGTCACACCTGAAGAAGACGGAGGTGCGACTATCAACTTTGAACCAGGAGCTATAAACATACCTGGCACA